CCCACCATTCGAAATGGATACGAACACCATGAAAGTTGTACTCGACGAAATGGTGATCGTTGCACAATACACTTTGTACTTCTCGTAAGCACAAAAAAATAGAGGACTAGAGCATGAAGCTCCGGTCCTCTTCTTTTTATTTCAGTCTTTTATTAACTTCTGCCTGTACGGCGGCAGGGTCATAACCCGCGGCTTTTAAGCGGTTGACGCGGTCCTGGCCATTGCCCCACTTTCCGGCAATGACTTCCTGAGCCAGCTGCGCGACGGTTTTCTTCGCTGCTGCGGGCTTGCCGATGGAAGTCTTATATTTCACGTACTTCGTGCTCGACGTGATCCAGTAGCCGGATTTGAGCTTATACATGTAGACGCCGCCTACAAGCTGGCGGCCGATGATGGTAAAGACCTCGCCCTTTTTAGCGGTGCCGGCAATAGTAGAATCGTCCCAGCTGGCCGTCTTATGATAAGCCAGTCCGTCAGATCCGCAGTACGTTACTTCAACATATCCACTATATGCCTCAAGCTTTCCGTTCGCTGGCTGCGGCGCTGGTGCGCTGGTAGTCTGCCCCATCGCGTTTTTAATATCCCGCTCGAACTGTCCGCTGGTGATCTTCGCGGCCAGCCAGTTGCCAGGGCACGCGGTGGACGCGAACATTTTGTGCATCGTAATGCTGCCGTTAGGTGTTCCGTCGTAATGTGGGTTAATACCGTGCCGCTTGCAAATATCCGCACACAACTTTACGAGTGCGTTGTAGCAGGCCGCCGGCAGTGAGCTGTCGGCATTGTTACCGCACTCAATCGTTACGGCTGCCTGGTCGTTGGCGTTCGAAGAAGAGGCCCATGCGCGGCAATCCTCGGGCACCGATACGGCAATGTCGCCGTTGACGCCTACGCAGTAATTGCTAGATGCCTGTCGGTCGGTACCGGCGAAGTAATCGGCGCACTGTCGGCCGCTCCAATAGGCAACCATGTAGTGCGGCGTGATCTTCGTGATTTTCGCAGTTCTCTTACCGGAATGGTTAGAGGTGATATTTGTGTACGTTGCGAGTGCAGAGTTTGCCATAGTCGTGTCTTCTCCTTTTCTATCAAATTTTTGTAAGTCGTTATCCAGCACCACCCGCCAAACGTTTTCAACGTATTTCTGGCTGGTAGCATAGCCGGCTTCTTTAATTGCGAGTAGATACTCGTGCGGATCCGTGACGCCTTTGAGCTTTGCGTAGTTTGGCGTGTCGATGAATTGGAAATATCCTTCAACGCCTGACTCAATCGAATCGAAAGCGTACCAGGTATCTGTAATTGGGACATACGCACCGTCGGGCAGCTGCTCGCTCGAGTCATCTCTAAAAGTCCCGCAGTGGCAGCTAACGCGGCCAGGCCGGTACTTCAATCCGAAAAAGTTGCGAAATAAAGCTTTATTCGAGGTGCCCCAGTCGCTTTCAAGAATAGCCTGACCGATAACTGGACTGCATACGGCTATTCCGTAGCGTGGCCCGATTTCCTGTACGGCCGCGCCGATCTGTTCAATAAATTGCTCGTGTGTCATATTTCACCAATGGAAGAGGCGGCCTAAATCTGGCCGCCTTTGTCGTAGATAAATGAGTCGACCTTTTCCGCGTGGGCTTTGAGCTCGCCCGTGTGGTTTGTGTCGGCGCAGTGTTTCATAAGAATCGAGCAGGATTGCAGCACAAGCTTGTTCACTTTTTCCTGCTCTTTGAGCGATGTGTGATCGTGCACCAGCTTGCCGTGATTCTCTTCGGCCCGTCTCTCGGCCGCGCTCAGGCGTCTTTCGAATTCCTTGAAGGGTTTCATAACCTTTTCGCAAAACGTCCAGATGCCTGTCAGGGCTACACAGAGACCAGCCAGGGCGACAATGCCCGCCTGAATTTCGGGCATGGCTAGTCCTCAATTTCGTCCGACGCTTCGGGCTTTTTCTCCGGATCCGGTAAGCCCGCCAGACTCATGAGCAGGCTCATGAGCGTAGCCAGCGCGACGGTAGAAAGAACCATCCCGCCGTTTACCTCATGAATTGCAGCGCAGCCAGCCATAGCGCCGATAGCGCTCTGTGCTGCGGTTCTGAGCGCTCTGTCAGCAACTTGCGCCCACCATACTTTTGTAAATCGTTCCATCTTTCTTCTCCTTTCTGCCTTTCGGCTTAGCTTTCTGCAATCGTCCACCCGTATTCACCGGGTCGCCAAACGTTGCCGTCAATATCGGACCGCCAAATGTGCCCGTCGTAAATGACACGGTCGCCCTTGTGGTACGGGTTTGTGCTGTCTGGCTGTTCCCAGGCGTTTACAATGTCCGGGTCTTCTGAAACGAGCACCTTCGCAAAAAGTGAAGGCGCCGCTTCTGGCGCCCAGTTTTCTTGTGTCTGGTGGCCTTGCAGCACTGTGTAGAGCTTCCCGGTGTATTGGATCCGCTCGCCGGTCTTGAGCGTCCGGCCGTCTCCGACCCAATGCGGATGGAAGTTAACGGCGTCGAGAGCTTCCTCGTCGGTGAGCTTCTGGCTCAACTTTTCGAGGATTCTGCGCATTTTCCAGCTGTCTTCAATCAGGCTCATGCAACCACCTCGCCGGCCAGAACCTTATAGGCCTCCTCAAATTCCGGATCCGACTGAGCCGCCGGCAGTCCAGTGAGATAGAAGTGTCCGACCATGCTGCCGTCGTAAGAGTGGACCGTCTGAGTTCCGGCCAGCTCACAGTCGGTAAATCTGGCCAGCAGCTTGTCGTTGCTGTAGATGCTTACCGACTTGAGGGCCTCGTCGGTGAGCTCATCCCAGACCGATAAAAAAGCCGCGCGGTTATCGGCGGCTACAGTAAAGTGGGGTTCCAGCGTGACGCTGGTGGCGTCGATTACGGCGCCAGAGTCGAGGATTACCTTCATGGTGTCCCTTTCTAGCCCAGTGTTCGGGCAAAATAAAACCCTCGCCGTCCTATGGATAGCAAGGGTTAAAAATGAAGAGATTATTAAAGAGCACGCCCATGTTGTGGATGGTATGCCATGCGTCAAAGTGCTGCGCGTAGGAACGCCAGGACTGAAACGCGGCGTATACGTCTGCATGAGTGAGTTTGTACCCGTCGATTTTTGACCGCAGGGCTTTAAGCTTTCTCCTCATTTTTGTGACTGATTTCTTATAAATCTTTTTGACGACTTTGCCGCTCTCCGTTAGATAAAAGCGGCATTTCAAGAACGTGAAGCCGTGCGTGAGTTTCACGATTTGCGTCTTCTTTTCGTTGATTTTGATGCCCAGAAGCTTACACATGTCGCGGATCCGCGCGAGACAGTGCTGTAAAAACTCTTTGCTCTCGCTGATTAGATAGCCGTCATCCATGTAACGGGCATACCCGTGAACCTGTAGGACTTCTTTAACGTAATGGTCGAGTCGGTTCGCGCTGGCCAGCGCAAACACCTGAGAAATCTGCGAGCCCAGGCCCAGCCCTATCGAGCCGAAAGCGTCGACAAAGTGGTAAATAATTGCCTTGAGTCGCTCGTCTGTGATGCAGTTTTCGACCACTCCATAAATTACGCTGTGGTCGATGTCGTCGAAGAACTTCGAAAAGTCGAACGTCAAAATATAGCCGTTCGTGCCATGCTTTCGGAAATGGTCACGCAGATGCTTTTCACACCGATGAATTGCGAAGTGGTAGCCTTTACCTTTTGAACTCGCGCCGTTGTCGTAGATGAATGTCGGCGACAGAAGAGGCACCAGGCAGTTGTCGCAAAGACAGCGCTGTACGACTCGTTCTTCCATCGTCACACTTTTGATATGCCGCGGCTTTCCACGCTCAAAAATATCGAACTCGTAGAAGCCTTTACTTTTCCATTTCCCAGTTTGCAGCCGATTCCATGACCGATACACTTCGAGCGGCGCCTGTGTAATGTACTTCTGTACTGAGCCCTTCCAGGCTACACCGCAGCGGCATTTCTTATATGCCTTATAGAGATTTTCATACGAGAAAACCTGCTCAAAACTGTCATACTCAAATGAGCGTGCCAGCTTCTTGAGACTTCTTTCTCTGCGCCGCCTTTGATAGCGGGCTTCCTTGCGTTCTTCGCTTGTCATAAAAACACCTTATATAAATTGAAAATAGAGCCGTACGGCTGATCGGGCGGTTTATCACACTAGCCGCGTAAGGATCCAGGCATGAAACGCGAGAGTACCGCCACCTCACGCCATGCAAGCAGCGTCCGCCTGTTCCTATCGGTCTCAATATTTACCGGTTTCCCGGATGGTCACGTATTCCTTCTCTACTCCGCACGGGGTTCGTCCGACTTCGGATTACTTTGTCTGGCTAAAGAGTAGCCCAGGGCGAGCCCGCCCGTGTTGTTCACGTTGTTATTGTTGTTGTTGCCGTTGCTGTTGACATTGTTTGCATTGTTGTCGTTATTAGCGGACCGCAGCCACCACCACGAGGCGCTCGACGTCTTACAACACGTAACCTATTCAGGAAGGTTCTTATATCTTTCTGCGTCTTTCTTAAGGATGGCCTTGAGCAGTCTAGTCTCTTTATCTATCAGCTGGCTCCATTCCCTCATATGCTTCGGCTCGACCGGAAAAAGCTCGCCGGCAAGCTCGATCTGCGAAACGAGAGCCTGCAATTCGGCCAGGGCCCGCACGAAGTATTCGCGCCTGATTCTGGCGTCTTGCCGGCATGTCGGATACACGCTGTTGCCCATTTTTACAAGCTTATGCACCGACGCCGCGGACGCAGCCAAAGGCTGTGAAACATAGAACGTATAGCGTTTCGGGAAATTTACCACCTTACGGATTGTAAAGAGCTCCAGTTCTCGCGCCGTGTGAAGGAACTCGACGGCTGAGTTGGATCTCTGAGACTTGATAACTGACATTTTTATAGCTCCTTAATAAGACCTTTAAATTTTAAACCCGCGCGACCGGACAGGCAAGCCTGCCCGGTCTAAGCTTGTGCGGGAATACGGGCGGGATAAACCCGCCCTGGATCTGTTGGATTGCGGCTATCGCCGCCGGGATTAAAAGCAGAAGCCCAGGGCGAGCCCGCCCGTGCTGCTCACGTAGTAACTGCTGCTGCTGCCGTTGCTGCCGACACTGCCTGCATAGTCGTCGCCATAAGCGGACCGCAGCCACCACCACGAGGCGCTCGACGCGCCTACTTTGAACTTCTTACGGGATTCGTTGTCCGTAAAGAAACTCGTGTAGCTGGCAGCTCCAGAGCTGAACATTTCGGTATACGAAGGGCACCACACGTCGTCGGTCGTGGACTGAGTATACTGCTCAGTGGTACCTAGATCCGCAGATTTAGACCGATATGCCGGATGCGTTTTAGTAACGGGAACGATACTAGAACGGACCACAGACGGGATCAAAGGCAGCAGAGTCTCGCGATAATAAGTCCGCAGTTCACTGTTTTCCCAACCGCCGATCGTTCCGGTTCCTGTTGTTGCGGGTTTACCTTCTACGAAGATCGTTTCGGTATCAATCTGCTCGACAGTTAAGTTGTCGCCTGCAAATGCAACTGTTGCCGTATCGCTTCCTTTATCCCCTGAGCTGTCTTTAACATACTCCGCCATAACGACAAGACTCCCACCCGCCGCGATATTCTCTGTAAGGGTTCCGCTTCGGCCTTCGCCTGAGAAAGTTCCCTTTAGTGATGTTCCGAAGTAAATACTCAGCTTATCGTAGTTACTTTCGCTGTCTGTCGTCCAGTTGACCGTTAAAGTAGCGTCGGCAGATGCGGTTATGCGCCATAAACCCTGGCTCTTTGTGCTGCCCTGCGTCTGGTTCGTATTCTTATAGCCGTCTCCGGCTGGCACAAATTTATTGACACCTGTGTATTTCACTTCTGAAGTACCGTTCGTGAGCGACGGATTCCACCTCTTGCTCGTTTTGAGCAGCTCCTTGCTCAGCCAGGTAATTGCGGCCTTCGAGCCGTCGGGCTTCGTATCCTTGTCGAACGCGATGATTTGCATACCGACTTTGCCCTCAACGCCCAGGTCGAGCACTTTGATATCACCCACAGAGTAGCGGGTTGCGTAGTCGCCTGCGGATACATGTGCCGCGATCTGGTCCCAGCTGTCTGTGATCGTCTCGCCGAAGCTGTAGAAAATTGCGTTAAAAGTCGTGTTTGCCCGTATATCGGTCAGTGGCTTATCCCATCCGCACCACGGGTTACCGTTCGCATCTTCAACGTTGGTCATATCCGGACCCGCGTAGGTAACGCTTTGACCTTGCCGAACTCGAACTGTGTAGAGCGTTTCGGATCCGTTTTTAAATACGCAGTCGTACATAGGTACAAATTGCGCGTAGCAGCTCGTGTTACCCTGAATGTTCGTAGGCAACGGATTCCAGCCTGTGAACGGGTCGCCCTGGCTGTTCGTGATGCTCGACGTACTGCCGGCCGTATAGCTCGCTGAGCCGCCATATGGAACGTTTGGCACCGTCTGTAACAGAGTACTACCGTTATAGAAATAGACCGTATAGCGCCGGACTGTAGCCGTATATGCGGCGTAAACGTTGCGGTCCGCAATGACTGCGGTCAGCGCGTCGCTTTGCGCTGTACCGTTTGGCTCTTTGCTCCAGCCCGCGAAGGTGTAAGTGTACTGAGCCGTCTGCGCACGCGTTGGGTTAGCCTGGCCAAATACCGCATTCGCTCCGTCTATGACAGTAACGGTTTTGAGCAGCTCGCTGCCGTCATGATTGTAGAAATGGCAGTAACTTGTTAGATGGTCGAAGGTGACTTTAATCGTTGGATATCGAGCCTGTAAAGCCGCCATATCTGTGCCAGTCAGTTGCGGAACGTGAACCGTTCCAGAAACCTGCGGCTTGTCCGTATTGTTGCCTTGCTCGTCCATACCGCGCATGGTGTCCAGCGTGTCATAGAAAGCAGAGACGGCCGCGGCATTCTCGAACTGCCATTCGATACCGATAAGGCGCAGTCGAGTGTTGGCTTCAAGCTTGCCCAGCATTTCGATCATATCGAGGCTCGAGTTTTCGAGCCAGACGGTCGTAAGGTTCGGGTACTTGCCGCCCACGGCCGGCATTTGAAAGTCGGTAATGTTGCGCTGGTTTCGAATGGTCAAGTTGGCCAGCGTACCAGGTACATGCAGCTTCTTGATGATGCCGCCATTAGGCAGCTGCAGGCCGGTGATGGCCGTACCCTCGAAGTAGATCTCCTCGATATTCTTGCAGCCGCTCAGATCTACCGCGCTGGCAAGGTTCGGACAGTTTCGAACATCGATTTTTTTGAGCAGCCGGTTGTTACCCATGTGCAGCTCCTGCAGGTTCGTATTGCTGTACGAGCTAGACGCGTCGCCTAGTTTAAGCTCCTGTAGTTTCGTGGCATTGGAAAAATCCGCATAGCCGACCTTTAGGCCGCTCAGATCTCCGACGCTTTTGAGCTGGCTCGCGGAGTAAATATAAATCTCCGTGTCATTTACAGAGGTCAGAGGACAGGCCAGTGTATAGCTCTGATTACGCGCCGCTCGTGTCTGTACCAGGTAAGATCCGAACTTCACGCTGGCATAGACGTCTGCGTATGGCGTGATACTGACGTCCGATTTGGCATAGCCGCGGACAGTGATTACGTCCGTGAGCGCATCGCCCGCGTTGTATTTACTGTCTATATATCTGAACCGGTTATAGAGCCACCATTTGCGCTGCTGCTCTTTCGAGCCCTGCAGCATACTCAAATAGGAAGCGTTACCCTGCTCGATGAGCGGCGCCAGGTACTTGAAATAAGCGTCTTCGTTGAAGATTGCTGCCGGCCATTTCGCCTGGTGCGCTTCAAAAGCCGCCTCTGTCAGTTCATAGGACAGCTTGCCGGTACTTCTGAGGTTCTGGTACATGGCTGTGATCTCCGGATAGAACGCTTGCCGCAGGTTGATCCAGAGGACACTCTGCTGCCCGTTGAAAACGTCCGCACCGGTTTCCGTCTTGTCGATATCTTCAAGATTGTACGAGAATGCGAGCGTGCCCTCGTTGTTGATGCCGATAGCCGTGTCGAAGTCATACGGCAAACTGAACCATTTATCGCCGCCCAGATGAGAAGGGAAGGCGTTTTTTGCACGAGAGTCGACCATGAGGTACAACTCAGTGAAAAGATAATAGAAAACGACTGCGTCGACTTCCATGTGCTGGCTGAGTTCGGTTTTGAATTTGGCCAGACGGTAGGTGGCTGTGTCCGTGGTGTAGCTCGTACCTTCATAGGCCACCGCCGCCGGAAGTGCTGAGCCTGTAGCTGCGCTCTGGTCGGTAGAAGCAATCCAGGCGACGAGCTTCTGCAACTCTGTACCGTCCTCGTTGCCGTCAGGGTAGCGCCCTTCAAAATCGTTCAGGAAGTCATTACCGCCGAAGTCCGCATCTTTGAAGAGTACGCGGTTCGAGGTGTTGTTTTTGATTTCCCAGGACTCATCACCTTCGACGAAGCCGAAGACCTCTTCGCTTGATTTGTCGTTATTGAAATTGTATTTCCCGATAAACTCCGTATGCGTTCCATCGTTCCAGAAGATAACAATCGGGAAGCCGTCAATACCTTGCCGTACCTTCGGGTTCGCTTTCTGAGGCGGGGTTTTGTAAGGGCAGGCGCTGTTATAGATCCGGACGAGCTCGACGTTATTGCAGCCCTCGGAGCTGGCAACGTCGGCCTTGAAACAAAAGACATTCGTAGGAATAGCGTCGTCGTTCATGGCGTAAGTTTCGGCATGCGCGCCGCTATTTGTTGTGTAACCCTCTTTCAGTTTGAGCTTGTAGTTTTTGCGCGCGTAGTATTGCGAGCTGGTACCTTGAACATCAATCTGCGCACCTGAGAAGGTGAAGGAACGCCCGCGGTTTACCGGGTCGACATATGAACCGCCTACGGTCTTCTTGTCGCCTTTGTACTGTGGAAGTTCCGGCCCTTCTAGGATGAGGTACGGCAGATCCGCAGGCAGCTGGCTGATAACGATACTGCTGTATTCATCGAACACGCTGTTAGACGTGTAACGGGCAATCATGTCATCGAGGTCCTGCGTATCAGCAATCCAGTTTGTAAGTACCTGGTGCCGCGTAAGGTCATTGTCGTAGATCCGAACCGTGTAGAGGTCCACAACGGCGTCAGAACTTCCGACTGAGATATTAACCGGGCTCACCTGCGCGAAGTCGTCATCCGATGGATAGCGGACGCATCCGCTCATAATTCCATTGATATAGATGTAAATGAGCCGCTGTTCGGCACGCTTCTCGACTACAAAAGACAACCGTACGCGCTCGTCTTCTTTAAACTGCATTTCGATGCTTGACTGCTCGGATACAAGTCTGGCCAGCTGCGACGTTATGGTAAAACCGCGGCCGCCCTGCATGCAGGAAATAATAGGCGAGTCATAGTTCATGACGTCATGAGTTGCGAACTCAAGCTCGATCGTTTTGCCGGTAATACGGAAATCCGAAGCAAAAGGCTTGTAACCGATTGTAAGGCGGGCGTCGCCACCTACACGCATCGCAGTAAGCCCTGCCTCGTCCTGAACCCATCCGTCAGAGCTCCAGTTAAAGCCCTCAAAGGTTGCGGATGTTTCGCCGCTTTTCCACTCCGCCGGATTCTCTTCATTGTTAGATCGGCCGACGCTGGTCAGATAAAGCGCAAGGTTTTCCGTCTCTGCTTCGACGTCTATATCGCTTTCGGTAATGGTCAGCTCTATAGTCTTCGCAACGGATCCGCACACGATTTGTAAGGTGAGCGCGCCTACAGTATCGGCTCTGTACGTCCAAAGCTGTTGCGTTCGGTCGACAGTTTGCTTTGAAACAGTCAGGCCGTTGACTCTGAGCTCGATTTCTGCGGTCAGACTATTCGGCATATAAACCACGTACGGCACGAGAATCTGACCGTACTGCGGTTTTGTCGTTTCGTTGAAGCCGCTCGTGATGATTGGCATTTCGCTGAGCGAGCTGACACAAATCAGTTCATAGTAAAGTTCGTTTGATTCGATCACCTCGCCGTTTACAGTCGCGTCAAAATAGACGCGCAGCTTGTGGGCTCCATGTGGCTGCTGCGGGATCATATACGTCAGTTGTCGGCCAGAGGACGACGTGCTCACGGTCTTGATTTCCTTGCCATCCAGAATAATATGAACGGTTTTGGCGGCTGCGCCTACTGGTGTGTAAGGGAACTGAATGTTACCTGTAAAGATTTGAGAAGCGTCAAACGTCGAAGTAAGGCTCAGGTCGATGACATTCACAGAGTAGTTAATCGTGCGGCTGTTTTCGTAGCTGTCTGAAACGGTCAGTTTAATAACGTTTGAACCTGTAGCCAGGTAGTCACTAACCTTGATGGTCTGCGTACCCTGAGCTATGGCTGTGATGGCTTTCACGACGCCGTTGACTTGTACCTTTACGAAGCCGGGCCCCGTTTCGAGGTCGTCTTCGATACTCTCCCAGTAGAAGGACAGAGTTACGTCTTTGCCGGCGGCGACAGTCTTAGACAGCCAGCCGGCAGTATTGGAAACCTGCAGCACGGCATTATTGCCGGCAGATCCGCCCCCGCCGCCACCACCTGAGAACGGCCCCAGTGGTCCGACGACTTCCACGCCGTCAGAGGTCAGCCATAAGTAGCCGTTTTCTACGTAGGCGCCGTCGAGCTTATCGTTGAGTACAAGCTGCATACTTTGCACTTTGCTGTCGAGCTGGTTTGTAAGGCCGACGGCCGTGCCGATCTGGTCGAGCGCTTCCTCTGCGGTAAATACCGCGTTCGAAGCCGTCGCTTCTGCGCCGTTGGCTGTAGACTCAGCAGACTCAGCGACGCCCTTAACCGCTTCGTATTTTCGGTTATATTCGGCCAGAGCGTCGGTAACTGCCTTCGCCAGGTCTTCAGACGTAAGTTCGAATTGCTCAGTAAGCTGCTTAATTTCGTTTTTAAGGTCGACGACTTGCCCGTTTTCCTCGTGGATTTTCCGGATGCACTCCACAAAGGCGTCGCGGACGTCCTCGCCGTACCGGGCGGTTTTGAAGCGCTCAAGCTCCTGCGTCAGCGTTGCCATAGTCTGCCTCCTCTCCATACACCAAAATATTTAAAGCGGCTGCCAGATTTTCGTCGGTAGCCGCTTTTGATTTGCATACTTTAGAGTTTGACGGGGTAGGCTTCGGCTCGATCCAGCCTTTATCCGGTGTTGCTAATACCTTTTCGGTATCTCCTGAAGCCTCAATAATCGTATACCCCTCCGCAAGCTGTTGCTCCATTTCTTCGAGAGTACGAACTTCGAAGCCGGTGCCATTTTTTGCCGCCAGATAAAAGTTACTCATCGGTAGCCGCCTCGTCATTTGCTTCACGGTCGATCTTATCTTCCAAAGCAAACAGCTCGTTAAGCGTGCCGTCTGCGGCTTCCTGGCGGAACTGAGCGGCAACGCTATCCATTACCATAGACGCAAGAGCGGGGTCAGCATCGACACCAAAAACGCCGAAAGACTGCTTCGCACTCCGATAAATAAAACTTTGGATAGTTTTCAGTTTTTCTCCTAAAGTCATTTTTTTTGCCCCTTTCTACAAAGACGAAACCATTAACCCGTTGATAAACCGGTATGACGTTTCACTGCATGAACTCATGTCGCTGGCCATATTGTGAACTACCGACATGTACCCGGTGCCGCCGATGATGGTTGTTGTTGAGGTGTTTGTTGTCGCCGCTACGCTAATGTCATAGCAGCTTATTCGTAAACAGCCGCCTTGAATCTGTAAGCCATGGTCGACTGCGCCAGTTTCAAGACGCCTAGAACTGGCTGAGCAGTCAATATACCCGTATTGTTCCGACCCGTAACCACCGGTAAGTTTCCCCGATCCGGAAAGCTCAACCCAATAACCTGTACTGCTGCCTGCTCTCAGGGTCCCCTTAAGTTCTGCGTTGCTGCATTTTAAAACTCCGCTCTCGCTCATTTCTGAGTAGGTGCTTTTCCAGCTGAGCTTTGTAGCCTGAACCCGAAAGGTTGAGGCATCTATATTAACCTTATTTGCGTTGATTTTGATACCCTCAGCGCTCTGGTTGATCTTGCTGATAATCTCACTCGCGCCGACTTTCTTGCGCACTTCGGTCTCGATGCTGTCCGTTTCGACTTTCAGCGCCGCGCTGGTGACGTAATTCTTGAGACTGTCATCGGTGTACTTTGTCGCCGATGCAGTCACACCTTCCAGGTCTGCGGTGAGCTTTGTCAGCGTGACATAGTTCTCGAGCTTGCGGTCTGTGGTGTCTTTGATCTCCTTCGTGACTTCCGCCTTGTACTCAACACTCAGCTGCTCGGTAGAGACTGAGCCGGCGACAATCTGCTGGCCTAGTATTTGGCCGTCGATAGTCATGCCGACGGTATACGGGCCGTTTATGCCTGCCGTACTGCCGCCGATGCCGTCTTTATTCACCTGCAGCACTCGCGTCGCAGTCTCAGGGTCGGGCGTGTTGAGATAGAGATCTCGCAGCCAGCGGCCGGCGTCGTCGTACTCGGTAATGCGATAGCCGCCCAGCGAGCCGGTCATCATCGAGGTAAGGTTATCCGTCGCAGACTTGAGCTTGCTCGTTTGGATCCGTCGGACTTCTTCGAGCCTGAGAGATGCCTGTCCGCGCTTGCGCTCGTTGCTTGACGTGTAACTCACTTGCTTCTCGCAGCTCAGTGTCAGCGAGTTGCCGGCCGGATCCAGCAGGTTAATACTGAGGGCCATAACAGGCAGTACGATTTCCATACCGTAGGGCTTCGCTTTGCAGGTAATGAGGTCGCCCTCTTCGAAAGCTTCGAAGTCCTGACCCAGATCCGAAAGGTCCGCGGCTTTAAGTTCGAGCGTAAGAGTCTCGAATTGCTTGCTGGTAAGGTACTCCTGTCCTTTAGCTTTCAAGTTGGCCGGCAGAGTCACGTCGTTCCAGGTGGCCGTCTGCCAGATATAGCCGAAGTTGTCTATAGCGGTCTGATTGAGCAGGTAATCCTTGCCGTTGTTGACGGTCTTAATATCCACGCGCTTATCAAGCTGCGCGGCGGCCTCGGCTTCTTCACCCTCGGTTTTTTCATCCTCCAGTACTGCGCCCAGAGGCACCAGAGCGGTAATAATATCGTCGCTGGTAAGCGTCTCAGAGTAGTCGAGCAGGTTGAGACCAAACTCGATCGGCTGCGTGCTGTGCTTGCCGAACTCGTCGAGCTCGACATAGTCGAGGATGAGCTTATCGTTTTGATGGCGAACACGCAGAGCACCGCCCAGGCGATCCACGAGCTTGTCGCGGATGCACTCAAGCGTCTGCTCTCGGTTCGTGAATCTGTAAAGCGAGTCGTTCGAATCGGTAACAGTAACAGTGCCGACTTCGAACTTTTTACGCGCTTCGACTTTGTCGTTATGTCTGGCGATGAGTGTTTCGAGAAACTGCCGAACCGTCTTGTTATGGAACTCGTCTTGTTCCTGAACGGAGTCCGACAGCCAGGACAAAGCGCTCAGCGCTTCGTAACTCTTGTTTTTATACCGGTCCTGCCCTGTCATGTTTCGGACAGATCCGTAAAAGATTTCTTTGTCGTCGCGGAAAACCTGTACGATGCTGCTCAGGTTTTTAATGCGCGGCTGAATCGGGTTCGTAGGCGGCACCGTAAAAGTGAACTTCGCCGCGAAGCCCGTTTCGAGGTCAAGGTTAGCCTTAAGCAGGCTGTACGATTTACTGCCTGGCTTGTAGGCCACAAGTCCGTCGATAAGGACTTTATACATTGCCTGCCTCCTTCCTGGCTAAAGAATCCGACGCCTGTATGTCACTGACAGGGTTCCGGTTCCCGTAAAAATTAGATTCGTGTTTTGAGTGATAAGCAGGTCATGGAACCGGTTCACGCCGACAGCAAGCGGGTACGTTTCGCCGCCGACTTTCATCGTGAGCGAACTGCCCATAGAAGTGACTTCGACGAATACCGGGAACGGCGCCCCGCGTCCGTCGATAGTCACTGTTTTGCTGCTGTTGGTGATCGTGAAGCTTATCGGGTCGATAACTCCGTATTCGAAGTCGAACGGGCCCCATTCCCACTCCTCGTTATTCGTGTGCGTAGCGTAGCCGTATGGATCTGCTTGCGGCAATGAGAACACGAAAGAACCGACTCGATGCGTCCGATCGAGCGGACCGATATGCGCGCGCCCTTCCCAGTAGTAGCCTGGCATGTCGTCGAAAACGATATGCACGAGCTTGCCCTCGAGCAAAACGCGCAGCTTACTGAGAAAGTTCGCCCACTCGCGCGGGTTTCTGTCTCCGCCTAGCGTTACCTCAATGCTCCGCTTCTTAAAAATCGGGCGACCGGTAAGCGCCTCGCTGTAGTCCAGAAAGCCGTCGGCTCCTGGTACGTCAACGTAATAGGTCTCCTGTTCCGGTTCGCCCGTGTTGTAGTTGCTTCCAACAGCCAAACCCCACGTTTTCCATGTGTGATAAGTCTGGCCAGTGCCCAGGACTGTAATAGACAGCCCTAAAGGTTTCGATTTTAGCATTTAGCGCCGTCCTTCCTGTGTTTCGATTCTGGCGAATGCGTTGTTAAGCCGCGGCGCCAGCTCGCCAACCAAAGCGCCAGAATCTAAAACAATCACCTGGCTGCCGCTGTTCTGCAGCAGTGCGCTCATGAGCCGCTCGATTGTCGACAGATCCGGGCTGTTTGCTTCGAACATTTTGCCCATCTGCTTCCATAGATCCGACAGAGGCAGGACCGCCTCTTTACCGGCTTCGCCGCCAGCGAGCAGGTTATTGCCATTCATTCCGAAGACTTGCGCGCCGTCTAAGATACCGCCTTCCTTGTACCATTCAATGCCCAGCGACGGGATAGATCCGTGCAGCAGGTCGCCGATATTCCAGCCTGGCGGGCTGATAGCAAAGTGCGGCAGTTTGATATGCGGCAGCGAGATATGGAAGTTGTCAAAGAATCCTTTGATTGTGTCGACGATGCCCTTGATGATATTCTTCGCGGTCTCGATCGGGCCGGTAATGGCGTCCTTGATTCCGTTGAAGATATTCGAAGCGGTTGTCTTGATGCTGTTCCATGTATCAGAGAAGAATTGTTTAATGCCGTTCCAGATTTCCGTTACTTTGTCACGGACAGCCTGAAAGGCGTTGTTTACGGCGTCCCTTGCGCCGTTGAAGATATTCTCCGCGTTGGTCTTGATGCCGTTCCATGTGTCAGAGAAGAACTGCGTGATTGCGTTCCAGATATCCGTAACGGTCGTCTGTACCGTCGTCCAGACTTCAATGATAAAGTCGCGGATCGGCGTAAAGATTTCCTCAGCGGTCTGCTTGATGCTGTTCCAGGTGTCAATGAAGAAATATTTAATGATTTCCCAGAGCTCCGTTGCCTTCTCGCTGATTGCCGTCCATACCTCAGTTAAGAAGTCCCGAATCGGTCCGAAAATTTCTTCGGCTTTCGTCTTGATGGCTTCCCATGCTTCGGAAATGTATATCTTGATAGCTTCCCAGACGGTCATAACCGTCTCTTTGCAGTTTTCCCAGATAAAGGCAAACGGCAGGGTAATGATTTGCCAGGCGGCGTTAATGATAGAGCTGATAAGCTGAATGCCAATCCAGACGGCGTTCTTTACGGCTTCCCATGCTTCGGCTACCGGATCTGCAAAGGTATGCCAGAAGTCCGAAGCGGTTTTCTTAATGCCTTCCCAGGTATTCGAACATGCATCAGTAATGTCTTTCCAGATATCAGAGAAGAACGTCGAAACGCCGTTCCAGAGCTCCTCCCACTTCTGGCCAAACCACTGACCTATCGGCTCCCAGAGCTTTTTAATTCCGTCCCAGATATCGCCGCCGAACTTCTTGATACCGTTCCAGGAGGTCTCCCACGCTTTCGACAGGTGCGAGCAGAAACCTTCCCAGTCACCATTAAAGAGGTCCGCAAAGCCGGCAAACACTTCACGCAGGCCGTCAATCAGTCCACTGGTAAGCCGCTGCAGATCCGTCCAGAAGGTCTCCCAGACTTCTTTCAGCGGTCCCAGCGTGCCGTTCCACTCGATACCGAACCAGCTCAGGAACTCCTTGATTATTCCGGTAATAATGCCGGTTGCATTTTCGATGCTCTTCTTTGTGTAGTCCCAGAAGTTCTCCGCGATTCCTTTCAGGCCATTCCAAAAGCCGTCCCAGTCGCCTGTAAAGAGCGCGGTAAAGGTGTCGATTACACCCATGATTAAGTCGAGGTAATAATCGACGGTGTTCGCAATCTGAGAGAAGACACCCTCGAAAATCGGCGCCATGAAGTCGCAGAACTCTTTCCAGATGGCCTTAATAACGTCTGTGATATCCGTAAAATTGAAGCCCAGTTTATTGATGCGTTCAACGATTCCGTCGCAGAAGCCCGCGACTTTGTCCTTGATCTGCGTCCAGGTTCCAACAATGTTGTTTCTAAAATCCTCGTTCGTAGCCCAGAGGGTTGCAAACGAGCCACCAATCGCGGCAACTGCTGCGACGATTCCCAGTAACGGCCCGACGCCAATGCCGGAAATTACTGCCTTGAGCTTGCCGATTCCTTTCGAGATCTTACCGAAGAATTCAGCGATTGCCGGCGCCTTTTCCATCAAGGTGCCGACGCCAATCATAAGCTTACCGGCGACGACAAGCAGCGGGCCGATAGCAGCCGCGACTGCCGCGATTCTGACAAGCATCTGCTTTGTTCCATCGCTCAGGCTGTTAAGCCAGCCGACGAACTCCTGCAGCTTTTCGACGATGGCCTTGACGGTCGGCATGATGAGCTTGCCGAAAGAGATTGCGAGCTCTTCAAGGGCCGACTTTAATATTGTGATTTGACCGGGCAGGTTGTCCTGCATGACAGCGGCCATTTTCGCGGCTGTTCCTTCGTAAACCTGTCCGTTGTACTCGATGGCGTCGCTTGCACCGTCAACAGCTCCGCAGAGCTTATCGTAGTCGGCCTCGGATGCGCCGACGATTGCAAGCAGGCCGCTCATTCCGTTCTTGCCGGCGATAGCGCTCGCGTACTGCGCATTTAACGCTCCGCTTGCGGAAAATGCCTGGTTGGCCAGATCTTCGGCAGCACTTTCGTACTGTTTTTGCGTAATCTCGCCGGCGCTGAGCTGCTGGTCAAGCGCTGCCATTTTCTGCGTATACTCTTCAATATCCAGCCCGGAGTTAGCAAAAGCAGCGCGCAGATCGTCCATGACCTCGCGAAAGCTCTTCATAGTGCCGTCGTCGTTTTGGATTGACAGCCCTAGCGCGCTCATGGCGGCGTCGACCTCCTTCGTCGGCGCGGCAAGCCGCGACATGATGGACCTCAGCGAGGCACCACCCTGGCTCGCTTTGACGCCGGCGTTGGCCATTAGGCCCAACGCGATAGCCGTGTCCTGGCACGTGTAGCCCATAGATCCGGCAACCGGCGCGACATACTTAAAGCTTTCCCCCAACATGCTGACGTTGGTATTTGCATTCGAAGAGGCGGCAGCCATGACGTCAGCCAGCTCGCCCGATTGCTCTGCAGCCATTCCGAAGGCGGTCAGGCCGTCGGTAACAATGTCCGACGTCGTGGCCAGATCTTCACCAGACGCCGCCGCGAGGTTCATGATGCCCTCAATACCGGCAATCATCTGGCCAGACTTCCAGCCTGCCATACCCATGTAGTTCATGGCGTCCGCGGCTTCGGATGCGCTGAATTTCGTCGTTGCACCCATCTGCCGGGCCTTTTCTTCGAGCGCTCGCATTTCTTCACCAGACGCGCCAGAAACGGCCTCAACCTGAGACATGGAAGCCTCAAAGTCTGCAGCTGTCTTAACCGCCGCGGTTCCGGCGGCCGCGATCGGGACCGTCAAACCAGCCGTCAAGGCTTTACCGGCGCGCTCGGTCCCTTCGCCGACGTTCTTGAGTTTCCCGCCGGCGTCGGCGATTTTACCGACTGCAACGCTTGAGCGGTCCGCCTGCGCTTCCAGATCTTTGAGCTTGTTCTCTGTGTCTACGATTTCGCGCTTGAGCGCATCCATGTTTACGGAGTCATAACCGTCAGTACTCTCCGCCTGGCGCAGCGCTTCATTGAGCTGTTCCAGACGGTCTTTGGTTTCGCCTACTGCTTCCTTCAAAAGTTTTTGTTTTTGAGAAAGCAGCTCAGTATTGCCCGGATCCAGCTTAAGCAGTCGGTTTACATCTTTGAGGCTCGACTGAGTCGTGCCCAGCTGCTTGTCGACGTCTTTCAGCGCGCTGGTGAGCTTGACGGTATCGCCGCCGATCTCGACCGTCACGCCTTTGATTCTCGATCCTGCCATATCCTTGCTCCTTTCTTAAAAACAAAAAGAGACCGCGAGGGTCTCTAAAAGTTGTCAAAGTCTTCTTGCGTGGCTTTGAGAGGATAGTTATACGAGTCGTTTGCTCTCTCGGTAAGCATATCCATGACAAAGCCGACAGTGGTCTGCTCGAGTATATCGGGCGTAAGACCTAGCTCAAGCGCCCGCAGCATGTAGAGCGGCGTACTTACTTCCCGTGTTGACGGGCGGGATTTTTTTTTGCTTCTACAGTCTGTTTCGTATTCATACCCCACAGGTCAAAAATAGCCGGCAAAATGCTGTAGATAGTGAAGACAGCGTCCAGAGAGTCGAGCCAGTCGGTACGAGTCTCAGGAAAGTCTTTTCTATCTGCAGCACCCTGGTAGGCCATTGTGTAGGCGATATCTGCGAAGATTTCGAGCTCTCCCATTCCGAACGGGATGCCGGCGGCTTCCTCGTCGGTCTTCACGTCCTTGAACTTTGCATAGAGCTGGCTCATATCTTTGTTGATATCGCGGCCGGTGCGGGACATGTAGAGAAACGGAGTATTACCAGACGCTCCGAAGCGAAGCGTCTGTCCGTCGAGTGTTACCTGCTTGATCTGCATAGTTTACGCTCCCGCTGCAGCCGCCGGCTGAACTACGTTCTTGAACCAGTCGGAGTAAGTCTTCGCGTCGGTCTCTTTGGTAGAGATAGCTTTCACGAGGCCGTCTTTGCGCGGATCTGCGGCATAGCTGACCGTAGAAGTAGACGGCGTAATGCTCGCCTCTTTCGTGGATCCGGATACAGACGGGCGGCTCAGTGCGCAGTTGTAAATAACTCGCCGCACTGCTTTAACATCGCCCTCGAACTGAAAGAGCAGCGCAAAGCGCGGGTTTTCGGTCGTTGTAGTTTTTTCGAACAGCACGCCTTTACTGTCTTTCTCATAGCCCAGGTATTTTTCGAGTACCCAGTCCGGAATTTTCGCAAATTCGAGGTCACCTTCGTAACCATTGTTTACAATCGTGCGGTAGTAAACAATGTTGTCCGCATAGAACGGAGTATTTTCACCCTGCGGCTCAGCGCTCATAGAAACAGCACCCTCAACTGCCTGCGGCGTTTCGTAGCTGTATTCGACTTCGCCGGTGGTCTCGTTGACCGTTTCGGTCTGTGCAGCGATATGCACATTGCAAAGACCAAACAGGATTTTATTGTCTTTTGTTTCTGGCATAGTTTTACCTTTCTAGCTTTCGCTTGATTCGTTTTTCAAAGTTGTGCTCTACGAAGTCGTCACCTTTGTCGAAGTGATCGAAGTTGCCTGTATGGCCAATCACGACGCCCCTTTTTGCGCCTTTGTGACCTATAAGATCATGCCCATACTCGAGCAGGTGAGAAAGGCTGTACTCGTGAGCCGAAGCCCAGACCTTATTACGTTTGGTATGGCTGTCCTCGTATTCGGTATCGGCTTTTATATGCTTTGCGTACTTGCCTTTGCGCTTGCTCTTCTTTTCGACAGGCGCGGCGGCTTTGACCACCTGAGCGGCCTCTTTGCTGACCTCGTCGACGGTCTCTTTGAGCACTTTCGTGCTCAGCTCACCGTACTCATCGAGCGCCTCTTTTACTGTCTGAGACAGCTGTGCGGCGTCTATTTTTGTGGGCATACTTCCACCTCGATGATGGTTACCCAGAGGTTCTCGTCTGGCAGCCAGTTATCATCGCGAAGCTTACAGTAAAAGCCCGCTTTTCTGAGTGCTTCCATGGATAGAAGCCCCGCTCGGTCTTTTCTGGTATAGACCTCAACGATGACGGTATAACCCAACTCAACGTAGAGCAGATTATCGGCGTATAGGTTTCGGTCCTGCGAAACATACCAACACAAGTAAGGCGGCGTTACGTCTTTACCGACTTTCAAGTGCTCGACCGGCAAGCCGGTAATTTCTTCAAGCTGATGCTCGAATCGTTCCAGCAGTTCAGTCATGGCTCTCAGTCCTTTCATCGGTAACGTTCAGCTCGTTGTTGGTAAGCGTCAGGTAAAGACACGGCGGCGCCGTATCTTCTTTCAGCTGCACCTGCTCGATCTTGTAAAAGACCGGCGTACCGTCAATTGCGTAGTCTCTCAGCTCTACGATTTCGCCTACCTGAAAGAGGTCACGAGTCAGGCTGTAGAGCGGTACGCTTACGAGTTTTGTAATCTCCGCACCCTGCGCCCTGGCTTCCCAGTAGCGTTTTACTCCGACCGTTCTGTTTCCGTATGGAAACGAAAACGGGCAGCTGCCCGTAATGATGTAGTTCTCGGAAACGGTCGGCGTGAGAGTCCCGCTGTAGAACTCTTCGGATTTAGTCAGCTGTTTGCTTTTGAGCATTCACTCGCCCCCGATCTGACAGGGCAAGAATGTCCGCCCGGTAATTGGTTCGGAAATCGTCAGACGCTCCGGCTCTGATATACCGCACATATGCGATAAGCAGCCCGCGCGCCCAGTGGTCTTTCAGGAAGTCAACTGTCGGATCGTACAGGCTCAAAAAGGCCGCGGCCTCTTCGATTTGTTCGGCAAGTGTCTGAGCGGCGCGTTCATCGCACCACTCAAGACCTACATGCCTTTTAACGATACCGACAAGCTCCTGGCGAACTTCGTCGGTCATAGCTCAGTTCCTTAAGCAGCGACTTTCGTTGCCACAGTGCCCTTAACAGTTGCGGCGCTTTCGGTTTTAATCGTGGCTTCCTGCAGTCCGGAAATATCGACATAAACGAAGCTGTTATCCTCTTTAGCCTGCCCGTCGCCGTAAAGCTTGATTTTGTAGGTGCGGACCTCTTCGAGGAACTGATACTCGTCAGAATATTCCAGCTTGCCGGTTTCAGCGGTAGACAGGCCCAGCGCGTATCGCTTATCCAGCCCGATGATTGCTTTGCCGGATGGGACATACGGCGACTGCACAATATCCACAGGGTACGGACTACGGACGACAAACTCGCCCAGCGCGTTTTTAACAGTCATTGCCGGCATGACAATGCTGTAGTAGTCAACCGGATTTACCAGAAGGAAAATTTTGTCGACTCTGCGCGGATTGCCGTTTCTTGTTTTCGCGAGCGTGGCCATGACTCCGGCGAGACCTTTCGGGGTCCACTCGGTCAGAGCGACCGGCGTCTTTGCGGTGTAAGTTGTGGTCTTCGTGTCGCCGCTGCCGGAAACGGTCGCGCCTTTACCCAGGTCGGCAATCATTCCGATCGGGCCGGTTTCGGCCACGAGGTTATTGATTGCTGCATCCTCGATACCATTCGCGAGCGACTCGTACAGGATGGTACGCACGAATCTGTCGATATAGGTCGGGCCCAGGTCGAGCATCGCGTTCGGGATAGAGATAAAGCAGGACAGTTTCAGCTTGCCGGCGTCAATCTCAGAGAAAGAGCCGCCGACTTCTTTCGTAATCTTGCCTGTAATCTTGCCCCAGACGGCTTTATTGCCTTCGTCCTGGCTAGAGAAATACACTTTTACCTTTGCGTTCACAGTGCGAACGTCCAGGTGTTTGATGACGTCGTGGTTAGTCTCGAGGTCGGCAAATGTTTCGTCGATAACTGTTTCAGGGAAACGCTCTTCGATTCCGGTAATGGCCGCCTTCGGGTTGTCGGACTTGAGGGCTGCAATGAGTTTGTTGTAGTAAGTTGTCTCTGCGCTGGTGAGCAGTCTAGCGCCGCGGGCCTGCAGAATTTCTCTGTCCTGAGCGTCGGCGTATTCGGCCAGCGCCTTATTGAGAACTTCCTCTGCGGCTTTTTCTGTCAGCTCGTTCAGGCCGTCGGTGAACTTATCTGTATCCTGCTCAGTGAGAGCGGCTTTAATCTTATTGATAATGTCGTCTTTGAATCGCATGTCTATCTCCTTTCAGGCACGAACCAGAACGGGTTCGCGTTTGCTTTCGGTTTGGTTTCGGTCTTGTCGCGCGGATCCGCGTCAACAGAGCCGTTTGTGTCTTCGTTTTCGTCCGGATCTTCCCCGGTGATGGCGTCGCAGAGACCCAGCTTGTAAGACTCCTGCGCGCTGAGATACGTCTCAGCGTCGAGCAGCTCGATGAGCTTTTCCTCGCTGAGCTTTCCGGCCGCTTTGGCCAGATAGGCTTTTCGCATTCCCGCCATGAGTGCGTCCATATCATCGGCAACCTTTCGCAGCTCTGCGCTGTTGCCAATAGCGAACGTCCAGCAGTTATGCAGCATGAGCTGCGCTTCTGGTCTCATGGTGATGGTGTCGCCTGCCATAGCAATGACCGACGCTGCGCTCGCGGCAATTCCCTCGACAATCACGTTGATCGTCTTGCCACAGTTCTGCAGCAGGTTCTTAACGGCGATACCGTCGTAGACGTAGCCGCCCAGGCTGTTAATGTGCACGTTGATGGCTGGCGCTGTGATAGCGTTCAACTGCTCAACGAGCCCTTTTGGCCCGAAGCCGTGCAGGACGCCGTCCCAGTCCTCAGATTCTCCGATATCGTCAAAGATATAGAGCTCAGCGGCTTGTGCTTCCGGTTTGGCTTCCATCCGGAACCCGATAGTTTTCAGCTTCATTTATGGATCCTCCTTTCCCGGCTCCTGGCCGTTTTCCATATCCGCATAGTTTTTAGTGATGAAGCGCTTGTCCGCCCATTCTTCCGGTATGGTCTCCTCGCGAAGAATCCGCAGAATATCATTGACGGACTGAACGCCGCAGCCAATGAGCTTGTCAATGCTCGCAGAGGCTTCCAGTACGTCCACATGCTGAACGTGGCCCGTATTAATTCGGATATGCTGCCCATTCAGATAGGCGTCTTTCTCGATGAACACCCGGTTAAGCGCCTGCTCGATCTGCTCAACGAGAGGCGTAACGCAAAAGGTCATAAAGTCCTTGAATGCGGTCGACGTGTCGGCCACTTCGCCGGCGGCGATATTAGTCGGCATTAAAAAAGCCTTACAGGTCATCTGTAAGACGTCATCAAGCAGCGCGGTAATATCTCGCGTTGTGCCGTACTTGTTTGCGCCGACTGTACCGTTGAGGTTTTCGAGATCATACCCGTCGTAAGCCGGATAAACAGCGTTATCCGCGCCGAAGAACTTTTTAAGATCTTCCTGCAGAATTTCCTGCAGCCTCTCCTCAAAGTTGTCGGCGGTCTGCGCGGTACGGTCGATTTTCAACTTGAGTTTTAAGCCCGTGCCTTTACGGTACGCATTGGCCGCGGTTTTGATAAGGTCGGCGTACATGGCCGTCGTCTTATCCAGAAGCGCCCGAACATTGCCGTCTTTCAGCTGCAAATAAACGGCCGTTTCTGTCGTGAACCTTGCTGAAGCGGTCCAGTCTCCAATCGCAATATTCGAAAACTTTGCCGCTCTTGTGGCCCGTCGATCGTCCTTGTTGAAGCTGTCAGCCAGGTAGATATAATCGCCCAGCGGAACGATAAGAGCCTCGCCGTCGTAGTAAAGACGCTGCACAACGTCCTGCCAGAACTCCGCCGCACTTTTTACGGGGTTTGGTTTGATGTTCAGCAAGTAGTACAGGCTTGTCTTTTCTTCCTTGCCAGCTTCGTAGGTACGAAACTCGCATTTACTCAAGGCTTTGGCGACGCGCTGCACGCAGATCTGGTAAGCCAGTTCGCGAATTGCGACGGTTGTCGTCATCTGTTCGACGAGCGCCTGCGCCGTCACTTCCTCGAAGTCTTCCTCGCCGAAGAGCTTTTTAAAGAGCCTCAAGGCCATTGCACCACCTCCTTTCAGTAGGTCATTACGCGGATCCGCTTGCGCGGCTTCTTTCGAATCGGCAAGATCCGCTCTTCTTCAACCATCGAAGCAACCAGCGCCATGAACGGGTCCGTTTTTCGCGCCTGTGCTTCGATTTTTCCGTATAAGTAGTTTCCCATTTCCAGCTCTTCGTCTTTGGCAATGGTTGAGCGCTTTGCTGGTACGCACTTCGTGTTATTGGTCGCCCAGCGTAAGCAGGGATTATCGCCCCAGACAAACAGCCGACGGGCAAAGCTGCGAGTGATAAGCGGAACAGTCCGCATAATGTCGCTCGGCCGGTAAAGCTTGATGGTCTTCTCGGCCGGGCTGAATCCGATCCGTTCAAGATGGCGGGCCATGAGCCTGTAGCGGTAAGAGTCCAGGACTATGCACTCGATGCAGTACTCTTTCGCTTTCTGCCCGATCCACTCGACTAAAAGCTCCGGGTCAATGTCCGGCTCATCCACAACAGTAACGTGGCCGGCGTCGGCCCAGCTGTGATAGTCGACTTTGACGCGCCAGTTGTTACGGCTCTGCGTGCAGATCCAGGCGTGATTTATGTCATACCTGGTGCCGTCTTCGTCGACAAAGTGCAGGTTGACGCCCGCCCAGTCCGTTGTCTGCGCGAAGTCGATACCGCAGACGCAAGACTGTCCTTTGAGCTTTTCAAGCGGCAGCGGCCTATTGGTTGCGAGAATGTCGTCCCACTCAGCTGCGGGGAACTCTTCTTCGGTCTGTCGCAGGTTCATGCGTTTCGTCATGAACGCCGGCAAGCTTGCCGGGTTGCGGGACCACTGCAGATACTCCTTTCGCATCTTGCGGAGCAGTTCTGGCTTATAGACGAGTGACGGGTTTGCCTTGTGCCAGCGTTCCTCGTCATGCGCTTCGGCTTTGTCGTCGAGTCTGCAGATGAAGTAAAAGAAGCCGTTGTCGGGCTTGTCCGGATCTTCCAGCAGTTCGATTCCCGCGGCCAGCTTCTCGTCGAAAGGCCCGCCGACCACCTTGCCGTTTGTGGTGAGATAGAAGGTTCGCGAGTCTTTCTTCTTGCCCTGGCCAGTCGTGAAAACGTCGATCTGCTCGTTGTTCTTATAGGCGTGCAGTTCGTTGAAGATGATTGCACCGGATCTGAGGCCGTCTTTGGCATCCGGATTGTTGGCGTGCCCTTTGATGCGTCCGCCGTTTTGGATGCCTGTAATCTTTTCAAGCGTGAACTTGAAGAAGTGTTCCATGACGACTTTGTTGTTCTTCATCATGTTGTAGAGATCTTCTACAGGTCTGAGCGCCTGCTCCTCGCCAACGCCGGCTATGTCGACATCGTAGTTCGGTGCAGGATTATACGGGCTTATTAAACACAGGCTAATCCACGAGATAAGCCCGTCCTTGCCAGCTCCGCGGCCTAGACAGATGAAAATTTCGTCCCAGCGGGGGAAGCCGTCTTTTGTGTAAGTGCAGAGTGTGCAGCCAATGACGAAACGCTCCCACTCGTAACCACGGCCGAACCCCAAATACTTGCCCAAGCTGACATAATGCTCGTAGCGTTCCAGATCTACGTGAAGCTTCTCATGAGCGAAGGCTTTTTTAACCCGCTTGACTAGTGCCTTCGTTTCCTTGCAGAAGCGGCCCGGGAAGTCGCTTACAAGCTTAAAGAACTCAGCGCAAAAGGAAGGCAGCGGCGTCTTGTTCACAGAGTAATGGGCGGGTTGTTATCCTTCTCAAGCTGTTCCTTGCGCCGATCCGCGATTATCGCCCGGATCTTTGTAAGGAACTTGTCAGCCTGGCCGCCGCTCTGGTTGTAGCGGCCCACTTCTTTGTCTATGTCTTCATCGTTTGCCCTCTTCTTTTCGATGTCTTCGAGCAGCATGCTCATGAGTTCGAGCTGCTTCTTATAGTTCCGATAAGCAGTGATAAAAGTGTAGTCATCAAGAAGGCCCAGCGTATCGGCTTCGGAAACGAAAGCCTTCTCGGTTTTATCGAGGTGGTTTTTGGCCATTAGGTCGCAAATTCGCGGGGTTCTCTTTCGGCTTGCCATTGCTTTGCCTCCTTTCTTTGCTTTATTTCGCTCGCGCGTACAGAAAAAAGTCAAAAAGCCTCACAGATTTCTTCACCCGCCGTTCTCGCGCGGCGCCTTTTTGCGTCGCGATTTTTGACCGGGGGGGGTATTCCGAATCGGATGAGGGTATAAATCTTTTTTGAGTTACCAGCGTTCAGGTGTCAGCGGCTTGCGCTTTGTCTTGTCCTTGAATGCCTTCTCAGGATGCTCAGCGTTGTGGCATTGGTTGCATAAGCTTACCAGCTGCCTGTTGCCTTGCTCATCATACAAAGAAAGCCTCAAGTCCCAGCGGTCTTTCAGATGCTTCACATGGTGAACCGTCTGCGCTGGTGTATAGACGCCGCGCGCTTTGCAGCTCTGGCACTCATAGTGATCCATCCGCAGAACGTCCGCCCGTGTTCGCTTCCACTCCGTGCTGTTATAGAAAGCTTTCGCCTTCTTGTCTGTGACTTGCATAGGTCTAATCGTTGTTAGTGACCTTGAAGCCCCACGCTGGCAGGAAGTTGATTTCATAATGATATTTATCAACGTCCGCTCCTGAAATGTCTTCCATCACATAAGCGACCTCATCGGGCAGACTTATGAAGTGGCGTTTGAACTCGTTCTCGCCGGTCTGCACGGTAACCTCTAACTCATCACGGCTTGAGGTGCTCAGTGCGAAGGTGCCTTCCATCTGGAACAGTACGGTGTCGGTTCGGATATTGAAGGCAGTCAGTTTTCTCTGGATGTTAAAATTATCGGCTTCCTGTGAAAGATTGTGCCGAACCTGATCGACTTCGGTAGAACATCCAGCGACGCCCAGGGATAAACCGGCGGCAAGGATGAGGGCGGTGAGTTTCTTTTTCATGGCGTAAATCCTTTCTTGATTCCGGCAAAAATAAAAGCCCGACTCGGTTAGAATCGGGCTGTTGTTCGCTTGCTTACAGTAAATGTATATTACCATTTTAGCATCGTCTAACCTGTCCCTCAAGGACAAATTTTCAGAAAGTTCCAGCGATATGCTCAAGCGAGCGGGTAACGGCTCGATAGACTTTTTTAGGGTAGGCGGCCAGTTGGCCGGGCGCCTTCGCCTCGATGAGGTACTCGCGCACCAGCTTCGCGTCTTCGTAGGGCAGATCCGACAGCCAGCCGTCAATACGATTCACTCTTTCGCAGTAACCTTCACGCTCTTCCATGAGGTCCTGCTGCTCGCTGACTGCGGCAACAATCCAGTTGCCAGTAACCTGTGCTTTTGGCTCTCTGACAATTGGAACAGCTGACACGCCGCCCGAAGAGAGGCGGGCGTCAATCTCGGCGATCTTGCGGGTAAGCCACTCGATACGACTCAGATAGTAAGGATAGTCTTGCAGTTCGTGCCGAACGTGAGCGATGGAAAGCGCCTGGCGTTCAGCGTATGTAAATCTTTTGTTTTTCATCGTTTGCCCTTTCTTACTTTTTCTCTTTCAACTTTCAGCGACTCAATGAGACGCTTCTGCGAGCCGTCTTTCTCTTTCAGTCTTTTGACGGCTTCCTCGTCATAAGTGCCGAGGGTTACAAGATGATGAATAAGTGTTTTTTGTTTCTGGCCTTGCCGGTGCAGGCGGGCGTTGGCCTGTTGGTAGATTTCGAGGTCGAAGGTCATAGAGTACCAGACGATGATGTTGCCGCCTTCCTGCAAGTTGAGACCGTGACCCATGCTGGCCGGATGGACGATAGCAATGTCGTACTCTTTGCGATTCCAGGCGGCGCGCTCTTTGCTTGTCGTCAGCTGCGTGATGCGATGACCTTGCAGGCTGTCGATAAGCGTCTGCCTGTCGTGCTGAAACCAGTAGAACACCATGACCGGCGCGCCGTTAGCTTCTTCGACGAGGTCTTTGAGTGCTTCAAGCTTTTTGTTGTGGACCACATGCACGCGTTTGTCTTCGTCGTAGATCCGGCCGTTTGCAATCTGCAGCAGCTTGCCAGCGATCTGCGCGGCGCTGCCTGCGATTATCACATCACCATCCGCAGCAGGGAAGACTTTCGTCCTGGCGAAGTGCTTGACCGCTCGCAGCTCTGCCGGATCGAGCCGGATCGGATGAAAGACCTCTATCGCTTCGGGAACGCTCAGCCAGTCGTCGGCGCTCAGTGAAATAGCCACGTCCTTGATAGCCTCATGGATTTCCTGCTCAGCGCCTGGCTTTGGAAAGTATTCTGCTTTTTGAATCGGCTGCTTTCCGCCGCCTCGATAGATCTGTCTCATTTCTCCGACGAACCACTTCTCGCGGTACGCCTTGAGTGTAGAGCCCAGCCTTTCGCCCTGATCGACAAGGAACATTTGCGGCCAGAGGTCCTCGAGACCTCGCGGCTGTGGTGTTCCCGTCAAGCCGACGAAATATTTGACTTTGCCGCTTCGGATGATTTTGCGCAGCGAGCGAAAGCGCGCGGAGTCCGAAGACTTGAAGCTGCTCAGCTCGTCCACCACAATCATGTCAAACGGCCACTTTTTCGGGCCGAAGCCGTCGACAAGCCAGGTCACGAGCTCGCGATTGATGAGGTAGATATCGGCGTCGGTGTTCAGCGCCTTGATCCGCTTCTCAGGCGAGCCCAGCACTTTAGAAAATTTCAGGTCAGCCAGGTGGTCCCATTTCGTCTGTTCATCGGTCCAGGTGTCCTCTGCGACTTTTTTCGGCGCTATCACCAGCACACGCGCGACTTCAAAACGCTCATAGATGAGCTCCTTGATATAGGTCTCTGTGATGACGGTCTTGCCCATGCCGCAGTCAAGGAAAAGCGCGGCCTTTGGAGTTTTGCGCAAGTGCTCGAGGCAGATGCGCTGGTACTCGTGCGGTTCAAACTTCATGAGTGCCGCCCACTACCAGCACGACGGCCGCAGCGCCTAACATGACACCTAAAGCCAAACCGGCCAGGAATGTGATGACCATCATGCCGGCGCCACCTTCGGGCTTTTCAGCCCGTAAAGCTTCGCGAGGAACGTTTCGGCTTCGTCCTTGTTCGATACGACTTCAACCCACGCGCCCGCTTCTCTTAACTCGCGGATCCGGGCGAGTTGCAGCTCCCTCGGTTTCTGTCCTGGCCGCTTCAGCTCGACGTAAATCGTGAACCCGTTGAAGACCACAAGCCTGTCCGGTACACCTGAGCGGCCCGGTGATTCGAGCTTCCAGCACAGGCCGCCAGCTTCCCGCACTTTCCTGGCAAGGTAGTTTTCGAGGCTCTTCTCTCTTACCGGGCGGGTTGAACGCCCGGCCTTAAAACCTTCTGTGTTCATGCCTTTCTTTGTCCTTTCTTCTTTCGTGCGATCCTGTGTCAACAAAGCAACGTCAACATTCGCTTTTACTTTCTATACGCGCATATACGCGTTCGCGCGTTTTTCCGTGGGCGCTTATTCTCTTTATTATTTTATATTTATATTTATATAGATTATTATGTTGACAAGTTGACAATAGTAATAAAAGCCTGTAAATAAGCGGATTTTCGCGGCAACATTCAAACATTGACATACGTTGACGTGTTGACGTTTTCGCGCCTTGCGTTTTCCTTATATTTCGTTTGTAACGTTATCAACGTTGACATGTTGACGCGTTCATTTGTTTGTTGACATGTTGACGTGCTGACATGTTGACACTAACCGCGTGTAAATCCGCGCTGTCTGCCGTATGGCGCAGGGAACCGAACCGTTGCGGACTTCACCCATCCGCCCACCTGGTCGATGAGGCCGTTGATTTCCTTCGTATCCGATCGACGCATATCAGCCAGGTCTTTTTTGTAGAGTTCGCACCACACTTCTGCAGCGCAGACTTTTGTCCGCTTGACTGTTCCGACTTCTTTATCGGCATATTCTGAGCCGTGAATAAAGACTCGTCTCTCGTCGATTGTCCTGTCTGCCCAGTCCTCGGGAAGCAGTAAATCGAGGTAGCCTTCGATCATGCCTTTCTTTGGCGCGTCTTCTCTGTGGCTTTCCTGCAGCTCTTTGGCGATAGCATCCAGCCCATAATCGAGGTGCTGGTAGTCTTCGCCGGCCTTGTAGATCTGCACGGCTTCGGCCCAGATCTGGCCGACTTCTTCATCGGTGAGCTTGTCCCAGACGTGCCGGCCTTCCTGGCTTGCCTTCAAGTCGACGATCCACCAGCGGCGGCCGCCGGTCTCGTCGCGCAGGAAGCTGCCTTCGTTCGTCGTGGCCACAAAGATGAGCTGGCGCGGGCGTACTTCCTTACGCTTTGCGAATGCTGAACGGTAGAAGTCATCGACTTTTGAAATGAATGCCTTGACGGCAGAGTTCTCTGATTTCTTGACCGCGTCCAGCTCGCCCAGCTCCATGATCCAAACGCCCTGCAGGCTTTCCATGGCGTTCTTGTCGCCGTTCATGCCGCCGATGGTATCACTGAACCAGTCGCCGCCCAGGCGGGCAAAGAGGGTACTTTTGCCGCAGCCCTGCGGTCCTTTGAGTGTGAGCACCTGGTCGAACTTGCAGCCGGGATTCATGACTCTGGCCACGGCTGCGGCCAGCGTTTTGCGTGTGACTGCTCTGACATACTCCTCGGGGCTTCCCACGTCGAAGTAGTCTAGCAGCAGCGTCTCAACGCGCGGCACGCCGTCCCATGTAAGCCCGTTGAGGTACTCACGCACAGGGTGGAAGCTGTTGCGGATGCATACCTCTTTCATGGCGTCCATCGCCTTGCTCGGGCTGTCTGTTCCCTTGTAGTAAGTTTCCAGATAGATACGCATACAGGCGTCATCGGCGTCCTTGAGATACCTGTCGGCCTTGTTGTTTATCTTTCGCCATGGAAGATCCTTTAAAGCGACTTCTGTCTGCGCCAGCTCGTCATAAGCGAAGGCGCCTTTAAGGCCCTCGTCATGGTAGAGGATTCGAAGAACGTTTCGCCTGGTGGCCGCCAGTGCGCCTTTTTCGGTGATATCCATGTCGGCTTTCCAGTCGTCGTTCTCGCTCTCTTCGCGCTGATCCGCGTCAAAGTCCTGCAGGTTGAGCCCTGCAAAGTCGTCTTTCTTGCCGTGCTCAGCTCCTTCTGTGACGATGGTCTTCTTCGTCGGCCCGTCCTGAGTAGCCAGTGCGGCCATGGCCTTATAGCTTGCGCTGTTCTTGCCGCCTTCGTCGTTGCCGTACAGATGGATGCGCACCAGGTCGAACGCGTTGCAGCAGAGCCCGCTGATCGGGTCCGTCTGGTGGTTTGAGTAGCAAAGCGTATCGTTGTCGTAAATAACAAGACCGGCGGCAGTGGAAGCACCTACGTAGGTGTAGCGGTCATCGTAGACAGTCTCTTCGTACTTGTCCGGCAGGAACTTGTCGATTGCTTCGGTAATGGTGTATGTGCGGCAGAACGCCCCGACAACGCCCTTCTTCTTGAGCGGATCCGCCTGCTTGTCTTTGAGTGTGCGGCGTTTCTGTTGCTCTCTTGAGCTGATAGGCCACTCGCTCACGTCGTGCCAGTCGTCATATTCGGCCAGCACTGTGTCCGGATCGAGCGCATCGCCGTCCTGCTGCTGGTAGAAGTATTCGCCGTCTTTTGAACAGCTCGGCCAGTACATGAGCCGGCTCGGCTGGTAAGTCGTATCGTCGAACCAGTCCTGTTCAATGTTGGCCGCAATTTTGCGGGCAATGGCTTCGTATTCGTCCGGATCTACCGGCCGGCTCAGCGGAATGATAAGACGCAGGCGCGGTTTGGCCGGCGTGTGCTTGTGTGTTGAATAGACCGCCAGGCGGCAGTCAAAGAGCAGACTTACAACGTCCCAGAACTCGGGCGTTGCAAAGTCCGCGTCGAGTGTAATCATTGAGCGGCTCAGCACTGTAGTGCGGCCGCGTTTGCCGTCTTTGAGCTCGCCGCCTACAAAGCCGCCTATGTCCTTGATTTGGCTCTGTTTGTCGCGGTCGAGCTTCCTGTATTCCTGAACGGTTTCCCATGTCCGGACAGGTTCGGCCAGTTTAGCGGTCAGCTTTTCCCATGTCCAATCCTGATTTTTCCAGGTCTTTGCGTAGCAGCTGGCTCCGACTGAAATCTTCATAACTCAGCCCCCCCCTTCTATTTTTCTCTTTCTGTTCAGGCTTCTGTTTTCTTCTTGCGCATCTGATTGAGCAGCTGCTTGACCTTTGCCGCGTTTTTGGCTGCGCCTTGCGCCGGGTCGATCGTGAGACTGATTGCGGTATAGACGTCGACTTTTTCCAGATCTTCGGCCGGTGTCCCTTTGAAAGGTATTCGGTCGATATATTTGAATACGCAGCCATCGCAGAAGGCTTTCGTTTTCTCCGGTCCTAAAACAGCAATCATTTTGATGATGGTTTCATAAGCACCGTGTTGGTAGTGCTTCGGATCTACTGCGTCGCTCATGATTTCCTCTCCGTCTCGATGGTGATTTCATAGCCCTGCTTGCTCTCGATCCACTCAACATAGAACGCGCGTCTGTCTTTATTGCTTCTGTATACGATGGCATGATCTGGCCCGTGCTTCTCGTATCTGGTGGGGTAAATGATTACACCCACGAGCTGACTTTCTGTATAGTCCTCTTTGAGGATTTTCAGCACTTCGGCCTCAGATCCGGCGAGGAACTCTGACGGTCTCATTCGATGCCCTTTCTTGTCAGCTTGTGCCGGATCCGCTCTAAAGCCTGGTGGGCTTCTTGTACCTGTTTGGTCATGGTGTTCTTCTCCTTCTTGTATGTGTAGTTGATGCAGTCCATAGTCATGTGCTTAGTCCTTTTTATAGAAATCTGAGATAAATCCTTCAGCTGTCAGGATGAGCCCAGGCGCCCACTTGAGCGGAAGGCTCATAATTCGCTGAATATCTTTGTAGTCGTCTTCGGCCGTATCTGCGTCGCATTCGATAATGACTTCGTCGTGAACGTGAAAGACGATATTATAGCCGGCTTTTTCGAGCCTGAGCATGGCCGTGGCCAGACAGTCGCGGGCAATGGCTTGCGTGATGTTTTCCACGAGCTTGCCGCCGTATGTGCTAATTGGCCCCCACGTCTTGCGCTGCTGATCTACACCGTTATACTCGAACTCACGCCTGCGTCTGGTGGTTATCGGATGCAGGCCGTTGTAACAAAGACAGCGCCCGCTCGGCAGCTGAATGCACAGATTACCGTCGCGGCCAAAGAATCGAATGTTATGCGGATGCAGCTGCGCCTGCAGGCGGCCGCCGGCGGCCAGCTCTGTGCATCGCTCTGCACTCTTCCAAAGCTTGACGATTTTCGGCGAGGCTTTCCGCCAGCGGTTTACAATGTCCTTCATTTCCGGCTCTGTCAGCCCCATCTTTTCGCCGCCCATCGTCTTGAGAGCGTTCGGGCTTCCGCCGTAGCCCAGAGCTAGTTCGGCGATTTTGCCTTTCTGGCGAAGGTGGCCGTTTTCTCCGTGCTTTACCACAGGCACGCCGAACATCTTGCTGGCGCTCTCACAGTAGATGTCTTTACCTTCGGCGAATGCTTGCTGGCGCCATTCTTCTTGTGCGAGCCAGGCAATGAGGCGCGCTTCGATTGCTGAGTAATCGCATACGACTAGCTTCTTGCCGGGCGGTGCGATGATTGCCGTACGAATGAGCTGCTTCATGGTGTCAGGCAGGTCGTCGTGTACGAGTTCAAGAGCTTCGAAGTCGCCGTCCTTGATAAGGTCACGGCAGAGCTCAATATCGTCTAGGTGAGTCTGCGGCAGGTTTTGCACTTGCAGCAGGCGCCCAGCCCAGCGGCCCGTACGGTTTCCGCCGTAGTACATGAGCGTGCCGCGGATCCGGCCATCTGAGCAAACAGCCTCGAGGATTTTGTCGTACTTTTTGAGACTCGTCTTTCCCATGGCGAGCTTGTAGCGAATCATTTGCTCGACGTCGCTGTTGCCGGTCTTGCCGATCCAGTCGGCCAGGACTTCTTTGCGAGTGGACTCGATCGGAACGCCTTGCTGGTCGAACCAGTCAAGCAGCTGCGCCGGGCTGTTCGGGTTGTCGAGGCCTGTCAACTCTCTGGCCAGCTCTTTGATATGGGCGTTATGCTCTTCGTTCCATTTACTTACGGCTCTGACAAAGTCGAGATCCAGCTGAATGCCGCGGTCGTTTATTCGCTGATCCATGGCATAGATAAGTTTTTCAAACGGGTGAATCGGATAAGGTGCCATTTTCTGTTCAATGGCGAGCTCGGTAACAACGTCTTGAGCGTTGTACTCGGTATAAAGCTCCCAGCGCTTCCAGTCGTGCCAGGGCTCATTCTTCTGCCGGCCCTCGGTCTTCGAAGGCGTTGAGAAGTATCTAATCAGGGTTTTGCCTGTTGAAAGCTTTTGCTCATCTTCTGAGAGTCCCAGAGCCTCGCCAGCTTTGGCCAGAGATCCAGGCAGCGACAAAGTGTTCGCGTGGGCCATGGTACAAAACCATTGCGCCGGATCCAGATAAGTGCCGGCAGGGTAGCCCAGATAAACAGAGAGGCACACACGCTCAAACTGTGCGTTATGCGCCTCTTTGATTACTTGCGGGTCTGTCAGATCTGAAAGAAGAGAATCGGGTAAGGCGTCGCCCGCGGCGAGCTGGTAGGTCTTCACCGGCTCGTTGTCGTACGATGCTGAGAGCAGCAGGATGGTAAAACTCGGATCCTCTGCGTATCGGTATACTCCGCAGTCTTTCAGGTTGACGTCGCTGTATGTCTCAATGTCGATAGCAAGAACTTTTTTAGAATGGCAGGTCGTCGCTGTCGATTTCGAGACTGCCATAGTCGTCATAATCGTCCTGATCCGCTTCGAACTCGCTCATATCCATATCCGCGTAGTCCTTATCCGCATCGGCTACGCCGCCGCCCAGACGCTTGCCGTCTTTGATCTTCATGCAGGAAGAGAGCCCGGCGCTGATACCCTTCTTTCCTTTGTTGTCGTAGTTGTAAAAGTTGATTGACGCAATGCCATAGCAGCCGCTGTAGAAGTCGTCGTCCGTTTCTGCCTTGACCTTCTTGCCTGCCACGAGCTTACGCACGTCAGGCGGAAAAAGTGTTTTAGCAGTGAGGTAGTAGCAGCCTAACCGGTTGCGATCCTGCTCGCCAGTGTTTGAGCTGTAATACTCGTCTCCGTCTTTGAGTGGATCCGTGAAATTGCGCGGTACATTCTTGCCGTAGATTTCTGCTTTAAAGTGGTCCACTTCTTTGCGGATTGCTTGCAGTGTTTTCTTGTCGGTCTTTGGGATGAGCAGCATAACGCTGTACTCATCTCGGTCGCTGTCTTCGTTGTGTCGTGGCTTGAGGACTTCCGCGAAACTGAACCGTACGAGCCGGCCAGGGCCGCCCACGACGATGTTCTTGTCTGTGCTGGACATTAGCGCACCACCTGAACGTTGATAGCCTTGTAGCCTTTTTCGTCCCGCTCAACTTCAAATTCTACGGTCTGGCCCTCTTCAAGGGTTTTGTAGCCCGGCATGAGCAGGCTGCTCCAGTGCACGAAGGCGCGCGTTTCACGGCCGTCCATGTCAAAGCTGATAAAGCCGTACCCCTTATCGAAGCGGGTAACGGTTCCAAAATAAGTTTTGTAGTTGGTTGCTGTTTCTGGTCTGAATTTCATTGTGTTGTCCCTTTCTTAGAATGCTGACAGGTCAACGTCAGCGAAGTCGTCGGCAGGTTTCCATGCCTTCTTTTTGCTTTCTGCGCGGTCAATCTTTGGCGCGCCTGGCTTGCCCGGTTCGTAGCAGTCCGCCTCGATCTTTGCCCAGACGTCTTTCTTGACGAGCTTCTTGAGCTCTGTCTTTGCCTGCAGCTCCGCCGGCTTGTAGATGAGCGTCTCGTTGACTCCGGCCTGCTTGAGCAGCTTCACGAGCTCGTCCGGGTCTTTGAGAGTGGCCAGTCCTTTACGGCCTTCCACGAGTTTGAGACCTTCGAACTTCGTGCCGGCGGTCATTTCCTGGAGCGCATAGGCCGCTACGTCTTTAAGCCACTTTTCAATTTCGTCTTTGGCTCGCACTACTTTGGCCAGCTCGCCATTGTCCGCCAGCTCCGCGGGCTTGAACTTCTGCAGTGCTGTAATGGCTGAGTACTTTTCAAGCCGTGCCCTGCAAACTGCGGCGGCTTTGCAATATCTGCAATGTTCGCCAGGAACATACGCGCCGGTCCCGGCCAGAGCTTCGAGTGCTTTCGGTTTGGCGACTGTTTCGCCCCAGTCCTTCAGCTCCGCGATGGTCATAGTCTGCTCTCGCGGCTGGCGGATAGAAACGCGCGGCTGATAGATCTGCATGACTACCTTCTCGAAGTCGTACAGTTCGCCGAACTCTTCAATAGCGCCCAGAGAGTAGAGTTGCAGCTGTGTGTTACCTTCAGCTTCGACGGGGTCGTGGCCGAATTTTAAGTCGATGAGGTAGAGAGTATCGCCGCTCATGATGATGGTATCGGCGACACCAAAGCCGCCAGGCACATACTTCTCAAAGTCAAGCCGCGTCTCAATGAACAGGACCGTGTCTTCGCTTTCAGCTCTGAGCTGGTCGGTCAGATCGAGCACGTGCTCAACGTAGGGCAGCACTTCGGACTTGATACGTTTGTCCTCGTCGTCCTGGTATTCAGTATCACCGGCGCATTCAAGGCGGGCGGCGATGGTCTGCTCTGCGATTTCGTGGGCTCTGGTGCCCTCTTCCGCGTAGGCGCTTGTAACGTCAGGGAAGAGGGACTCGAGCAGGGCCGACGGCGTACAGGCCAGCCAGCGTTTAGAGCCGGACGGGCTGAGTACGGCGTGTTTTCGCTGTGAGTGGCCCATTAGAGTTCTCCCAGTGCTGCGCTGATAGCTTCATGAATTTCCGGGTAAAGAGCCGGGTCAATGTCCGCAAAGCATGTCTCGCCGCCGGTGATCTCCTTAATGATTGCTGGTGTTTTCTTGAGGCCTTTCTTGACCGCTTCAGCCGCGAACTTGCGCATAGTCTGCTCAGTAAGCTCGTCGTCTGAGGCCGCTTTCTTCGGCGCTGCTTTCTTCTTCTTCGGCTTTTCTTCTGGTGTTTCCGGCTGATCCGCGGCAGCCGACTCACGGGCGTGAGTAACGTTTGACTTTCCTGCGAGTAACTCAAGGGCGTCGGCGATTCGATTGAGAGCCGGCGCGATGAGCTCCATTTCTTTGAAATTGATTTCCATTTCTAGTCCTTTCTCTTATAATGTTGTTGTGTGTTGTGGCCGTCGCGTGCGGCCCTTTTTTTTAGTCTTTGGCATAAGCTTCTGCGAACAGACCGGCTTCGGCCAGTGCTTTGACGCGGGCCCAGTCGTCGGAATTTCCGCCGTTGGTTTCCTCGTAGAGCTGTCCGACGCGTTCAATACTTCTCACGCCATCGCGGACAAGCTCGAACTGCTTGCGGTTCTGTTCTTTTTGGTCTGTCATAATTTGCTGCATTCTCCTTTCGGTCAGTTCGCTGACCTTTTCTTTTTGCTCGGCAGTCATGGCCGGCGTTGCAGATCTGACGGCTTTCGCTCGTCTGGTTCTGAGGTCTGACGGCGAGCAGTAGAAGATGCTGCCGTCCTTCGCCCTGGCTTTGATGAAGTGCAAGCCGCCGGCGCTGGTGCTTTCAATGACTACCTGCTGAGGCTTGAAACCCTCATATCCGTCGCAGGACATGAGCCAGCCGATTTCTCCAACTTTCCACGTTCGCATTTTTCCCGTTCTTCTCTTTCTCGTTTCCAGCGCTCAAACTCTTCGATGTGCTCAGGATCCTGATAGAACTGCAAGCAGCTTCTCAGGATTCCGGCTGCATATGCTTCGAGGTTCACGCGCCGGCTCCTGCCGGTTTGCCCTGGCCTTTGCCGATCATGTTCGCCCCGATAAGCATGTAAAGCACTGCGTTTTTCTGCTCGGGGGTGAGCTTTTTAACTTCGCCTTTGATGAGTTCTTCGGCGTCTTTCTTAGTCTGTTTTCTTTCTTCGCTCGTCATGGTTTTCTCCTTTCCCGCCGTTTAGGCGCTGGTGTTGAGCTTTGAGTTGATAGCTTTTCACTTCCTTTCAGGGCTTAGCCCTCGCAACGCCGGGCGAGCGGCGCTGTTGGTAATATAAGTTAAAGGGGGAAATACCCTGTAACTCGCCCGGTCTTGTGAGGGCCCAGGCCGATGCTCCTGAGCCACCTAAGAAAAGAAAGGAAAATTATGAATTTTCCGAAGGTTCAGGCCCTCGGACCTGCCAGCCGGGTCTGCCAACCGATTGACAGGCTCGAAGACCTCAACTTCTCAGGTCTTCGTCATCTTCGTTCCAACATGGATCTTCTGGATCTGTGAGGCACAGGCAGCCGAATGTTGAAACGAAGAGGAAGAGCAGAAGCGGAACGTTGAGGTGCCGCCCTCGTTCCGGATCCCACCATTCAATATGCCCGACTATCAGCATGAGATTGGTGAAGGCCAGAACGGCCGCTGTGTGCTGAATCCACGGCTTAACGCGCCGCATTGATGAACCTCTGCATTGCGTCCAGCTGGTCGCGGAAGTATTCGCCGCGGCCCCAGGTACGACGCGAGCGGCTTATTACTTGCTGCCACGTTAATGCCGTGACGTTTCTCGTGTTTTCATTCGAGTCTTTTAGAAGTTGCAAGCATTCCGCGAGGTATGCCTTGTAACTCTTGTCCATTAACCTGTCTCCTTTCGTGTGTTGCTTTACGTCTACATGATAGTAAGCTATCGTAACTATGTCAACGCATTTCTTCGAAAAAAGTTGCATAACGTTACGTTACCGGTATAATTGAGGGTGAAAGGAGAACCAATGGAAACGTTAGGGAAGCGGATCAGTCGGATTCGAAAAGAGGCCGATTTGAGCATGGAGGCTTTCGGTGAGAAGATCGGGATAACAAAAACGTCAGTATCTCGAATCGAGCGAGACATTAACGGGCCGGCTGAGCAGACCATTCGAGTTATCTGCAGCGAGTTCGGCGTGAATTATGATTGGCTCAAACATGGACTCGGACCGATCTACTCGAACCTGCCCGAAACTCTTATGGATGAGCTTCAGGATGAATACAATCTGAGCGAGCTAGATCGACGAATTGTAGAAGAGTTTATTAAGCTGCCGGAAAATGAGCGCCAGGTATTCCGCAATTATCTGCATCGGGTATTTTTAGCGGACAGCGCGGACAACGAAAAAGAAGCCGAAGGCGATTAGGCTTTCGGCTTCTTTCTCTCTTGTCACTTCTGCCGCAGAAAGTACTTTTGTACCAGCTGGTAGATAGCCCTCAGGGCCGGCAGGCTCTGAATGCTGTCCAGCATGCGGCAAATTGACTCTTTTAATTCTTGACGATTCATATAGAAATACCTCTCTTTCAATATTAAGAAAGGCACTAAATGAAGAAAGCAGTATTATATTTGCGCTATTCGAGTGCCGGGCAGTCTGAGCAGTCCATCGAGGGACAGCGTGCAGTCTGCCAGCGATATGCAGAAAGCAATGACATTACGCTCGTTGGTGAGTATATCGACAGAGCCACAAGCGCAAGCCACGACACACACAAGCGCGTCAATTTCCTGCGGATGATTGACGACGCGCCGAAAGGCAAATTTGACACTATCCTGGTGTATAAGCTCGACCGGTTCGCGAGAAATCGGTACGACTCCGCAAACTACAGGTACAAGTTGCAGCAGGCAGGCGTTAAGCTGCTGAGCGCTACAGAGCCGCTCAGTGATGAGCCGGCCAGCGTCTTGATGGAGTCCATGCTCGAGGGCATGGCAGAGTACTATAGCCTTGAGCTCGCCCAGAAGGTAAACCGCGGCATAGCTCAAAGCATTGAAAAGCGGCAATGGTTAGGCGGTCCGACGCCCTTCGGGTTTCGGGTCGTAGACAAGCAGTTGCAGCCGGATCCGGTCAGCGCTCCGCTGCTTAAACGAGCCTTTGAGCTTGTTCTCGAGGGCTACAACTACAGACAGATTTCTGAGTGGCTGGCAAGCCAGGGCGCCCGATCGGCGCGAGGCAAGCCGTTCGGATCTACGGCAATCAGCCGGATGCTGCATAGTAAAAGAGCGATAGGTTACTATTGTTATAGAGACCTTGAAGAGCCGGGCGTAATGCCGGCGATTGTTGACGAAGAGACTTTTTACAGGGTACAGAAGAGGTTAAAGATGACTGAGAAAAAGCACCATGATACAACGGACTACCTTCTGGCCGGTAAGCTGTTCTGTGGCCACTGCGGGCGCCAGATGAACGGCGAGAAAGGCCGCAGTAAGAACGGCGAATATTACTACTATTACACATGCCGCGGCCGTAAGAAGGCCCTCGGCTGTACGAAGCACAGAGTAAGAAAAGAAGACATTGAGAACGCAGTCGTCGAGAAAGCTCTCGCGCTGCTCGATGATGAAATGATTGAGCGCGTCACGTCGATGGTCATGACTGAGTACCATGCGGCGCTGGCGGCTGAGGATCCGGTGAAAGACTTAAAGGCTGAGCTTGCCACTGTTGAGAAGCAGCTCGAGAACGGCCTTAATGCTGTGCTGTCCGGGTTTCACAACAAGGCACTCGAGGACAAGCTCAACGCTCTGCAGCAGCAGAAAGAGCAGATCGAGAACCGCATCGAGGAAATCGAGGCGGGCCGTTTCTATCTGCACGCTGATATGGTCCGCTTCTATCTCTACAAGATCCGGACCGGTGCAGAGAACTCAGAAGACCACCGCAAGCGGCTCATTGAGACGTTCGTGCGTAAGGTCATCCTGTGGGATGAAGAAGGCGACGACGGCGAAGGAAGAAACCGGAAGGTTCAAATTGTGTTTAATATTTCGGGTTCAACGACGTTCGAATGTTCGCCCTCTGTTCCGAATGGCCCACCATTCGAAATGGATACGAACACCATGAAAGTTGTACTCGACGAAATGGTGATCGTTGCACAATACACTTTGTA